GGAAATTTTTATGTGGTAAAAATGTCGCATAGCGCAGGCACGTTTACTGCTGTCTGGACATCACTTCCCCCAAGTTTACAAAACACATCAGCGGCCGCTTATTGGAGTTGGCTCACAGTAAGAGGCTCTTATGTTTATGTTGTTGGGTCTTTCTCTGCGGTTCAAGGTGTTTTATATAAACTAAATACAAGTGATGGATCGTTGGTTTGGGGCAAACAATTTTCAAATAGTGGTTTTGTCCAAATGACTTCCGTGTCCGTAGACCAAAATGAAAACGTGTATGTGTTTGGCCACGCCAACAGAATAGATGGGGTTGGTAACCGAAGAGCTTTCTTAGCTAAATTTAACAGTGCAGGAACTTTGCAGTTTACAAGACAAATGTACAACGCCACCGCATCGGATATGTACCAAGCTAAAAGTACGGTTGACGACAACAACAACATTAACTTTGCCTTAACTAATTTTTCAGATCACTACATGGGTAAATTCCCAACAGACGGTTCTAAAACAGGAACCTATTCAATTGGCGGAACATCCTTTACCTACACCACAATCACCGGTGGTCTTACCGTTAGCAATGATTCTAGGATGGCGGTTGACAGCAATAACCAAGGGTCTTTTACAAACAATGGAACAGTTACTTCAGTAAGCGGAAGTGCCTCAGGTGTCACCCCAACAATCTTATTAACATAATATGAGCGCATATATTAAACTTTCAACAATGGAGTACCCTCGGTTTGAGGGAGATATACGTCTTGAGTATCCTGAAATATTGGAAACCCAAACAGGCGACACGTTCCCTTGCCCAGCGGATTATGTGCCGGTTACTGCACTGCCGTATCCAAACATAGACCCATCTGTTCAAACTGCTTATGAAATTTTCCCTCAACAAATTGACGGTAAGTGGACTATGGTTTGGGAAGTTCGTGACATGACTGAGGCAGAGCTACAGCAAAGGGCTGAAGACATACTTTCACCCGTAAAGATCTAGCCATGAAAGATTGGGCTGAAGCATTCATTGCCGCAGCCTGTATGGTGGCCTTCGTCATTTTTGGCACGTACATAATTGCTTGGACTTTAGTGTGATTCCAATAGACCCCATAGCAGCACTGGATGGGTTGCAAAATGCTATCAGCATGGTCAAAAAGGCCAGCAAGGTTGCCAATGATTTAGGTGGTCTTGCCCCGATGATCGGCAAGATGTTTGATGCTAGGAGCACCGCTACCAAGGCGATGATCGAGGCCAAGCGTTCCAAGAAGGGTTCCAACATGGGAACCGCGCTACAGATTGAGATGGTGCTTGAGCAAGCCAGAGCGTTTGAGGAGGAGTTAAAACTGCTCTTTATGACTACTGGCAAGATGGACGTATGGCAGAAAATTAAAGCACGGCAAGCCGCAATGGACTTGGCAGATGCCAAAGAGATGAAGGCGCTACGGCTTGAAGAGAAGAAGGCCAAGGAAGCTGAGGAAGAACAGACGGTTTACTTGGTAGCTGGATTGGCAATTGTTTTTCTTGTAACGCTGATTGCTTTTGGCTTGACTGAGTTGCAAAATATGTGCGGCAAAGCAGGATGTGGGCGGTGAATGAGTACCAAAAGCAATTTGACCTCTTCCTTAAAGTCTTTGTGCGGTTGTGCATTGCTTGGTGGGTGCTTGGGTTTCTCCAGTTCCTGCCTGATGACTTGTCAAATAAGATTGTGAATAAACTACTTGGAATGATTGGACTAGGATGAGTGACGAAAAGCCAGCAGACATACTAAGCAAGGTGCTGTCCTATGTGGATAGCCCGTTTAAACTGTTCGCGCTGATACTCATGGCGGTGTTTGCGTTCTCTGGGTACTTTGTTTGGCAGAACCAAGAACTGCTAATGGGTGCGTACAAAGAGTCCAAGAAGATGCCAAGCATTGTCGAGGACAGGGTAGAAGATGCCGCCGCTCACTTGTTTAAAACCACCAACGCTACCATTGTTGCCGTGTTCAAAGTGAATCCTATGTTTGGAACTAGAGTGCTGTACCGCGCTTACACCAAAGAAGGCCGAGACAAAACCAACGATGGGCTGGATGTGGGCCTGTTTACACAGAACGCAGGCAACAATTCGGATGTAGTTAAGTTAATGGCTGGCGAGACACCTTGTGGTGAGTACAAGTCAGCGCAGTCCGAGATGGGCTTGTGGTACATCGCCAAGGGTGTTACTTACACTTGCAGAGTTAGTGTGCCGCCTGACCCAAGCAGATTTGTAGGCCAAATTACTGTGGGATGGGATAATGAACCCGCCGACATTCAGGTAGCAAAAACCATGATGGATATTGCGGCAACCATGCTTTCAAGGAGTAAACAGTAATGGCGCAGTTTGAACCAGCCTTTGAGCAGATGATGAAAGACGAGGGCGGCTATGTCCTCCATGAAGTACCCGGCGACACGGGCGGTATGACCTACGCTGGTATTGCTAGGAACAAAAACCCGCAGTGGCCCGGCTGGGCGCTGGTAGATAAGAAGGAGTTTGGTGGCTCCCTTACGCCTATGGTGCGTGAGTTCTACCGAGTTGAGTTCTGGGACAAGATGCGCGGTAATGAGATTTCAAACCAAGATGTGGCTAATACCATCTTTAACTTTGGCGTAAACGCAGGCATGGGCATGGCTGTGAAACTGGCTCAGTTGATTGTTGGTGCTACCCCTGACGGCGGCATCGGCGCTAAAACTGTAGAGAAACTTAACCAAGTTACAGACGGTCAGCAATTTAAACAGGCATACGCTTTGGCAAAGATTGCCCGTTACGCTGAAATTTGCAACAAAAACAAAACACAGTCAAAGTTCCTGCTGGGTTGGATTAACCGTACGTTGAAAGGTCTAGCATGAGCTTGCTTGCCGTTGGATCAATTATTGAAGCTGTTGGTAAGGTGGCTGGTGATCTGGTCACTACCGACAAAGAACGCATGGAGATGGAGATTGAGCAGCGTAAGCTTGATCTTGAAGAGAAGCGCATTGACCAAGCCACAGATTTAGCCCAGATTGAAGTCAACAAGATTGAAGCTGCGTCTTCTAGCGTGTTTGTCAGCGGCTGGCGCCCTGCTATCGGTTGGATCGGTGTAGCTGCTATGGGCTATCAGTTCCTACTATATCCGCTGTTACAGTGGGCGTGGAAATACCTACAAGCTATGGGCTGGGTTCCTACTGGTATGGATCCCCCTCCGGTACTGGACGCAGACCAACTTTGGGTGATATTATCAGGCATCTTGGGCATTGCCGGTATGCGTTCTTTTGAGAAGACCAAAGGCGTTGCCAGTAAATAAAGGTTGCTAATGCCGTTAAAAAAGATTCTATTTCGTCCGGGGGTTAACCGCGAAAATACACGGTACGCATCCGAGGCTTTGGGGTCTGTCAATTCTGGCACAAACGTAGCGGGCGGTTGGTATGAGTCTGAGAAGGTGCGTTTCCGTTCAGGAACCCCTGAAAAGATTGGTGGCTGGGTTCGCATATCCGATGAAACCTACGAAGGTGTGTGCCGCTCACTATGGAATTGGGTCACACTGACCGGAGCCAACCTAGTAGGTGTAGGCACTAACTTAAAGTTTTACATTGAATCCGGTGGGTCATACAACGACATCACGCCCCTGCGTGTAGTTCCTGCACCTACCATCAATAACAACCCGTTTGCGCTGACAGCATCCACCACAGTCACGGTCACAGATACGGCTCATGGTTGCGTGACGGGGGACTTTGTAACTTTTAGCGGAGCAACAACTATTGGCGGGGGCGGAACCAACGTCACGGCTGCTGTTCTCAATCAAGAGTTTCAAGTCACTGTAATTAACGCTAACTCGTACACAATCACAATTTCAGTCACGCCAAACGCTACGGCTATTGCAGGGTCTATGGAGCCAATCCAACTTTGGCGAAGACTTAATCTTTGCCCCCCGTGGCGGTGGTTTGTACTATTGGGATCAAACAAATGGTTTAAACACTCGTGGCGTTTTAGTGTCTAGCATTATGGGCGCAGACGCAGATGTACCTTCGGTTGTTTTGTCTACATTTGTATCTGACGCAAGCCGGTTTGTGTTTGCTTTTGGTTGCGATGACTACAGTTCATCCACCTTAAACCCTCTGTTAATTCGTTGGTCAGATCAAGAAGACTTTCTTGTTTGGACACCTGCACCTACAAACCAAGCGGGTAGCTTACAGTTGTCTCACGGCTCTGAGATTGTTACCGCCATTCAAGCCCGTCAAGAGATAGTAGTGTTTACAGACTCTGCCCTTTATTCGCTTCAGTATGTAGGGCCGCCCGTGGTTTGGGCTTCTCAGTTGCTAGGTGACAACGTATCAATCATTGGCCCGAACGCAGTCTGTCTGGCTTCTGGCGTGGTTTATTGGATGGGCGTAGACAAGTTTTACAAATACGATGGCCGTGTTCAAACTTTGCGCTGCGACCTGCGCCAGTACATTTTTAGCGACATTGATTTGACGCAAGCAGCCCAAATATTTGCGGGAACTAACGAAGGTTTTAACGAAGCTTGGTGGTTCTATTGTTCTGCTGGTAGTAACACCGTGGACAAGTACGTGATCTACAACTACCTTGAAGACATCTGGTACTACGGCACAATGGCACGATCTGCGTGGCTTGATTCAGGTTTACGCAACTATCCTTTGGGTGCAACGTACATTAATAATCTGGTTAATCATGAGCTTGGCGTGGACGATAACTCTACAGCCACAACTACAGCTATCCCAGCCTTGATTAGCTCCTCTGAGTTTGACATTGATGACGGCCACAACTTTGGTTTTATCTGGCGCGTCCTGCCTGACTTGACTTTCCGTGGTTCTACCAGCGGAACGCCTCAGTGTACGATGACGTTGATTCCGTTTGAGAACTCAGGTTCAGGCGCAACTGATCCACGCTCAACCGCAGGGACAAGCAACGCATCTATTCAGCGTATTGCAACAGCTCCAATTGAGGAGTTTACGGGTCAAGTCTACATTCGCGTTCGTGGTAGACAGTTGATATTCCAAATGGAGTCCACCCAAGTCGGCACTACTTGGCAGTTGGGTGCACCTCGTATTGACATTAAGACAGACGGCAGAAGGGGTAACTCATGAGTTTTATGCAGGATGCTCCACCGCGCTTACCGGCTCCACCGCCAGAGTATGACGCTGCCTACATGGGCCAGATGTTGAATGTGTTGAACTTATTCTTTCAACGTTTAAACGCTATTCAGCCAATCAATATTGCGCAGTTAAATATCAACATTGATACTTTGCCAACACAAGCTGACTTGGCTAATTTGCGTGTGGGCGAAGTGTACCGAGACACCGCCGACAATCGTTTAAAGATTAAGGTTTAATATGGCCATTGATTATTTTTCGCAACAGTTTGGTGAAGACGTATTTGAAAATACGGCACCAGCTACACCAGCATTTTCAAATGCCGATATTAATGCTTATGTTCAAGCAAATATAGGCAATCCACAAGCTATTGCTGATGCAGCTCAACAATACGGCGTATCGCCAGAGCAGCTGTCGCAGGCAACTGGATATGACGCTAACACTGTTAGTAACTACTTTAGTAATGCCGGCATTAATTTTGGTCAAACATTACCACAGCCACAGCAAGCTGTAGACGTTCAGCCACCAGCTCCTATTGATGCTTCAGCCGGTAATTTGCCACCTCCTAGACAAGATATTTTTCAAGATGAAGTTCTTACCCCGCCACCGGGTTCTATGGGCGCTGGTGTTTCTGGCGGTATTGCATCGTTAACTCCACAGGCCCAAACGTTACCGCCTGTTACACCGCCTCCTCCAATTCCCCCTGTAGGCACACCATTAAGCTACAACAACCTACCACCGGTAGCGCCAGAAGAAACCAAGTACGGCACAGTTACGCCATTTACCACAACTCAGATTCGCGACTATGTGTCTGGTGTTATGGGTGATGCCAGCCTTTCGCCTTTTGAGCGAACCAATAAGATCATGGAAGCCGCCCAGAAAGCAGGCATTAGCCAAGGCGATCTGACGGCCATGTATGGCAAGGATGTTGTAGACCCGTATTTAAAAGATTACGGCACCGGCATTAAAGATTACATTACCAACACATTAAACGATAAGACCAAGTCTGATTTTGATAGAGTGGCCGCAATCAATCAGGCCGCCAATAAGTACGGCCTAGATTCCAGCGAAATTGCTCAGTACTCAGGCTTGAATAAGAAGGGCGTAGATCAGATGTTTACGGCCTTTGACACAGGTCTGGCCAGCATTGTTAAGGGTCTATCAGCTCCTACTGTTAGTGACTTAGATAAAACCAAGGGAGCTCTTGCGCTTCAACAAAAGTACAGTATTACGGATGACCAGATTGCCAAAGCTTTGGGCGGTAATATCACTGGTAAAGACGTAACTGCCTACCTTGCGCCTGTAAAAAACTTTGGAGCAGATCTTCAGACCCTTACATCTGACCCCACAAAGTCAGCCAAAGATCTTCAAGCATTTGTTGATAACGCTAATAAAGATCCAAGACTTAAGGGTTTATACGGCCTAGCCCTTGATAAAGTTCAGAAAGCAGTTCCAATTCTTGGTTTGCGTGACTCTATGGCTGGTAATGGTACGCCCGAAGATCTGACCAAAGGCTACACAGACTTTGTGGCTGCTGTTAATGCAGACCCAGCTTTGCGTGAAAAGTATGGCGCTCAAGCTGATGCTATTGATAAAGTGGCCAAGATGTCACAGCGTATTGCTGACGAAAAGTTTGGCGGCAAACTCCAGCCCCATATGTTCCAGACATTCATTGGCCTTGATCAAAAGACTCTTGGCGATGTTCCTAAGCAACTTGAAGTTGGCAAGCCAGAGACTAAGACCTATACGGACAGTGAAGGCCAGACCCAGACTTACACACTGCCGGGTCAGGTTAAAGACACCAAGGGCTTAGAGCCCGTCTACACTACCACTGGTAGTGGTGAAGACCAAACCCAGCAATTGTCTGGTTACACAAAACCAATCAAGACTGCAGCTGGTGTGATTGTTGATGCTCAATACGATGCAAACGGCACTCTAACCGGCTACCGTGGCAGGCCTGAAGACAAAGTCTGGCCACAGCACAGGGTTGGTGTTACGGGTGTTTGGGATGCTGATGGAAAAGCCAAGCCAGAGCAACGTGTAGAAACGGTTGGATTTGGTAAGAATTTAATTAAAGACGTAGCGGATCTTGGCCCTATTGGCCAGCTTGCAATTGCGTTTGCTACAAGCGGTCTTGGATCTCTTGCGGCTGGTGCTTTAACCCCGGCTTTGGGCGCAACTGCGGCAAAAGTTGTTAGTTCTGGCCTTATAAACGGAGCTATGGCCGAAATGGGTGGCGGTAAGTTTGGCAAGGGCTTCTTGACTGGAGCTGCTGGCGCTGGAACAAATGTGCTTGCTCAAAACTATATGCCAACGATTGATACTGGCAATGCCTTTGCAGATCAGTACTTAACCAAAGCGCTTCCAAACCTTGCTACGTCTACGATAGGTGCGGCAATTAACAAAAAAGATATAGGCGAAGCTGGCTTGTCTTCACTGTTAAATACCGGCACAAATATGGCTACAAGCAGCTTGATTAACAGTGCTATGCCCGATACACTGACGCCTGATATGCAGAAGATGTTTACAGGGGTAAGTGGACAGCTTTTGTCAAGCCTATTACAAGATAAACCAATAGACTTACAAAAGTCAATTATGAATACGATTATGCAAAACGCGATGAGTCCATCTAAGACCACCGCTAAAGAAAAGGGGTAAGCCATGGAAGAATTTGATTTTGGCAGTTTAGACGCTGGCGAAGGTGCCTTTGATATTTCAAGTTTGCTTGGTGGAGACAGCGGTTCATCTGGAATTGATTTGTCTGGCATGGATTTAGGCCCAGAAGCTTTTGACATTTCAAGCCTGCTTGGTGGCGATGGTGGCGGAATAGATTTATCTGGTTTAGATATGGGCCCAGAGGCCTTTGACATCTCTAGTTTGCTGGGCGGTGGTGACGGCAGAGAAATTGACTTTAGCAAAATTGCAGGTGACTTTGGTGAAAGCCTTGGTATAGACACTACAGGACTGGATGCTGGCGAAGGCGCGTTTGATTTATCAAAGTTAACAGATTCAGGGGATGGAGAATCTTTAAGCCGTAGTCTTGGCTCAAAAAGAATTAGCCTTGCTGATCTTGAAAAAGATACAACTGGCGGCACTGGTCTTAAGTCTACGGGTCGTGGCCAGCTTTCGATGTTTGATCCAGTCACTGGTGCAACAGGCATTACGGGCGAGGGATTTAACAGTCTTAAAGACTTGCTAGGCTCTGGTACGGCAGA